AGAGTATAATGCGGAGGTGGGCGGGGCAGAGAATTCACAGCACTTGGTATGGGCTACGGATGTGGTGCCTGCTGAGCCAGGCCCTGGTAGGATTGAGGAGTTGGCATCCGCAGCAGAGTATGAGGGGTTCGATGGTATTGGGGCGTATTTGGAGCAGGGGTTTGTGCATTTGGATTTAAGAGGGTCTGACGCGAGGTGGACGGTATGAACCGCAAAGAGGTCGAGGTGGTGCGCAAGAAGGCAGTTAGTGCGCTCTGTAGCTACTCGCATCAAAGTGCATACGTGCATCTTCGTGCTGCCGATTTAGAAAAAGTTTGCCTGCTGGCGCTGGATTCGTTCCCCGAAGTAGAAAATGTGGAACAGATAAGGCTTGCAGTATGAACCTCAATTCGACGCATAAGCAGGCGATACAGCTGATGATCCTGGATCGGTGGAATCCGAGACAGCAGTCGCGTAAGGTAGCGAATCATTTGGGGGTTCAGCCTGCGACCGTGAAGGATTGGCGTAACAACGAAGATTTTATTGCTGAATACAAACGCCAGTTAGACATCTACCAGAAGAACTTCGATGACATCAAGCTGGCGGATCGCAAGGAACGAGTAAAAGAACTGGATGCGCTCTATCACCGCATTCCCGAAGCCCGTGTCCAGCTGAAGGTCAAGGTGCTGGATGCGATTGCCCGTGAGGTGGGTGATGTGCGCGATACGCACATCCACAAGCACATGGTAGAGCAGTTTGGTGTGAACGCACCACCAGCAGCAGACAATTACGAGGATTGGGTTAAGCAGAATCAGCAGATGGAAGAGATGCTGCAGTTGCAGGAGGCTATACCTGCTGATGCTGAGGTGATCGAAGAGGCTAATGAAGCCTGAGCGTGCGGTGCTGGACCCCAATGCGGAGTTCATGGTTGACCAGGCTGAGATGCCTAAACCGCAACCAGGCCCACAGGAAAAAGCACTGCGTGCCAAGTTTGTAAACCAGTTGTTCTTTGGTGGCGCTCGTGGGGGTGGCAAGTCGTTCACGCTTCTGTTGGACTTCGCCCAGGATGTGCCCACCTATGGAAAAAACTGGCGTGGTATCATCTTCCGCAGGACCTATCCTGAGCTAGATGAGATCCTCGCCGAGTCGCGTAGAATCTTTTACCAGGCTTTCCCTGGTGCCGAATACAAGGTGGGTCAACGCAAGTGGTTTTTCCCTAATGGCGCTGAGCTTTCCTTACGCCACTTGGAAAATGAAGCCGCAGCAGATTCGTATCAGGGTCACCAGTACACCTGGATCGGGTTCGACGAAATCCAACAGTGGGATAACCTTGCAGCGTATCACAAGCTCAAGGCGTGCCTGCGCTCAGGCGCTGAGAACATCCCTGTTAAACGCATTCGCGCCACGGGCAACCCTGGCGGCATAGGGCACCAGGCGATAAAAAGCTACTTCATCGATGTAGTGCCCGAAGGGACGCTCTTTACCGACCCTGAAGACCAAAGCAGTAGGATGTATATCCGCTCTTTGGTTACCGACAATAAGATCCTGTTGGAGCGCGACCCCCACTATGTGGATCGGCTCAAGGGCGTTGGCGATGAGTTATTGGTCAAGGCGTGGTTGGAAGGAGATTGGGATGCGTTCGTTGGGCAGTATTTCAGCTTGTGGCAGGAAAAGAACATTGGCGTGCCCTCATTTAAGATTCCAGACCACTGGACTTTATTTGGTGGGCTAGACTATGGCGAGGCAAATTTTACAAGTTTCGGACTGTATAGCGTTGACTTCGATGGCAACATATATCGCCTGTGCGAATACTATCGGGACAACGCTACGGCTTCAACGCACGCCTTCGAAATCAACAAGATGATTGAGGCGTGTCCCTTCACCAATGGGCGCAGGCCGACCACCATCTACGCCGATCCTTCGATGTTTGTAAAGCGCCGACTGAGCGAGGTCATCAATCACTCGCCAGCCGATGTTTTTGCCGATCACGGGCTGTTCCTTACTCGCGCCAATAATGACCGAGTGACGGGATGGCGTGTTATCAACGATGCCTTGGCGAACAATCGCCTGTATGCGTTTTCGGGATGGAACGACAACCTGTTTCGCATCATGCCTGCGTTGCCAAGGGACAAGAAGAACCCAGAGGACTTGGACACGCACGCAGAGGACCATGCTGCGGACGAACTACGATATGCTATGATGCACCTATACAAACCAGCCTCTCCCATACAACGGGCTAATAGAGATCCCTTCCACGGTGAAAATGTCATCGACAGTGCGATAAACGAGCAGGCGATGACCTACGGGAGATACGCTTGAAAGCTGAAGACGTACAGTTTTGGCGCAAGAGCATCGACAACGCGCAGAAGTTTATGCACCCCAAGCACAAGGAGTGGCGCAGACTGCTGGCGATGTATCGCATGGAGTTTGAGGTGCCCGATCTGGATAAAGACCAGGTGGTGCGAATCTCACGCTTTTACCCCCTTACGCGCCAGATCATCTCTTCGATTGCCTACAACTATCCCCACGTTTTTCTGCGTGTGGAGAATCCCAACCGAGAATACCAGGCTGAGATACTGGAGCGAGTGGCGAATGCTGCGCTGGAAACGATGCAGGTCAAAGAAGAGATGCAGCAAGCTATCTTCGATGCGCTGTATTGCTCTTTGGGCTGGCTCAAGTTCGACTATAACGCACCTGGCGATGATCTCTTAGCGCCCTATGTAGTCAACGATGCGCTGCAAGACGATATGGTTGCGGTGCGGCGTGTGCCGCCCTTCAACGTCTTCGTTGATCCACTCTGCCCACCCCACAAGCTGAGCCATGCACGATACATCGTCGAGCGGATGCTGGTGCCTTTGGAGTTTGTCAAAAAGGACGAGCGCTTCGTAAACCGCAGGCAGGTCACGGCAATAAATTCCGCTGCCGACAGTGAGGAAACGCTCTACGACATCGAAGACCGTGAGTATGCGTCACAAGACGAAGAGAACGCAGTGCAGCAGGCTAAGGACCTGGGCGATTACGCACTCCTGTATGAGGTGCATGATAGAGTGCATCGAAGGCGCATCGTCTTCGCTGAAGGCGTAGAGCAACCCATCGAAGACATACCGCATCCCTTCTTAGAGCAAGAGCCTGTCTATGCCCCTGATCCATTCACGGGTGAAGAGATGATGACAGGCGAGTTCAACCCTACAGGCTCTTACCTGGTGCAGGGTGGTTTCCCTTACCATGCCATCAAGTTCGACCTGTCCGAAGAGTCGTTATACGGCCTGCCCATGATGGGGTATGTCGAGGACGAACAAAAAGCCATTGTCGAATCGGTATCGCGCAGGGTGGACCTGCTCAAGCGCTACCCACGTATCATCCTGGGGCAGCGCTCTGAGCGCGAGGAGAATGCCAACATCTCCGACCAGCTGACACGGGCACGCGATGGGCAGGTGGTATGGGTAAATGATATTAACAATGGGTTTCGAGAGATGCAGATGGGTAACCCTCCTCCTGACCAGTTGGGCATCGAAGCCGACATGCGCAACTATGAGGAGCAGGTCCTCAATGTGTCGCAGATGGCAATGGGAGGGGGTCCTCGCCGCACCGCTACCGAGGCATCACTTATCGCTTCTTTCGGGACGCAGAACAGAGAGTGGTTATCAGCAGAGGTGGGTAAAGCCTACGAGGCAGTGATCTACAATACGTTTCGCATCATGGCCGACCCCAGGTATACGCCTGATGAGTTTATCATCAACGTGTCCGAAGGCGAGAACGATCCTGTCTACGAAGCGGTATCGTCTGACCTTTTCAAGGTGCGCTTCAAGGTTGAGGTCGAAACGCAGTCGATGCGACCCTTGTTCGAACAGCTGGAACGAGAGGACACGCTGGCACTCGCCAACTACCTGTTCCAGATGCCCGAAGTCAATCGCTCTGAAGTCATCAAGCTGGTGCTGCGTGCCTTCCGTGTATCCGACATGGACAAGTTCATCAAGACCAGTGCGGACGCAGAAGCGGTGCGTGCTGCGCAACTGGAGAACCAGTTTATGGCGGCACGGCAGCAAGACCCAGGCGTGCTACCAACACAGGACCACCAGGCCCACCTGCAGGCACACGCCAAGGCAGGCGAGGACCCTGCCGTGACGCAGTTCTTGCAGCAGCAGATGCAGATCAACCCTCAGTCGATCCAACAGTTTCAGCAGATGATGCAAGCGCACGTACAGCAGCATCAGCAGTTCTTGCAGGGACAGGCACAAGGCCAGCCCATGCAGGATACCAGCAACAAGACTATTCCCTCCGCACGCGATGGGGGCAACGCGCAGGCACAAGCCGCTGCCCTACAGAGTGTAGTGCGTTCCAACGCGCAGCGTGTCGGACAAACCGTATCTCTCAACACGGAGCAGAACTGATGCCTAAAGTAGGCGGTAAGCATTTCTCCTATGACAAAAAAGGCCGAGCCGCAGCACGCCAAGAGGCGAAGCGCACAGGACGCAAGATGCAGACGGGCTACTCCTACGGTAACCCAGGCAGGGCAGGAAAAACGCCAGGCATACAAGGGCAGACCTGCAAACAGTAAGACGGGTGCGACCTGTAAGGCGTGCCATGAGTCGAAGACCTGGTGGTGGACAGGGCGCGAGTATATCTGCGACTTGTGCCATGCCGAAGAGGATGGTCAGCACGATGGAAAGATCGTCGCTGCAGCTAAGAAGCTAAAAGCGCATTGGGTCAAGCGTGAGGTGATGCTGACTAAGCGTGGCAAGAAAAAGAAAGAACTGGAAGAGCCTGAGTTTTTCTAATGCCAAATCAGACTGACCGAGACATCATCGATGCGCTGCTTCGGCAGATGGACCCCTACAACACACCGCAGGGTTCACCCGATGTGTTGGCACAGTTAGGGGCACGGTTAGAAAGCGCAGGAACGCAACTAGAGGGCAGCTTGCAG